AGATTCCCCAACAAGAGCGTGTTGAGTGCCGGGTATTCGAGCTCATTGGTACAGTCTTTCTACGATGGGGCAGGTGAGTTCATCTCTAGCCCCGAGTATTGTTTCGGGGATATTTTCCCGGAGAGTCCACTTGTGAGTTCGAACGCTAAGAACTTGACATTAGACTTAGCACAACGTAGGCGATATAAGACCCTCACGTTCCGGTCAATCGATGGAACGGTCACGGGGGCAACTGAAGCGTCCTCACTACTCTACCTAGACGACTTGGTGAGTGGTATCGAGGAGGCAACTAATTTAAACAGACTAGAATCTCTTTGGGCGAAGGTGAGTTCGGATATGTTGCAACGTCGAAAGGACGGTGTACCCATGCTCATCATCGGTACGAGGTGGAGTCTCCACGACCCACTCGGAAAGATTGAGTTGAAATATGAGAACGACCCTCGAGCCCACTTTATGAAACTTCCTGCAGTAGATGAGTACGGTAACAGTAACTTTGACTATGCCTACAACGTAGGGTATTCCACTGAACACTATGAGACACTTAAGAACATGACCGACGAGGTGACATGGCAGTGTGTCTATATGCAGAATCCTATCGAAAGAGAGGGGCTCCTCTTTGACGACCTCAAAAGGTTCTTCGAGATTCCACCCACTGAACCTGATGACATCTTCTTTTGGGTTGACGTAGCGTTTGGGGGTGAGGACTATCTCGCCATGCCTATCGCCTATCAGTGGGGCGACGATGTGTATATCGTTGACACGGTGTTCATGAGGGGGGACTATAAGTTGACCCAACCCATCGTGGTGGGTAAAATACTGGCTCATAAAGCTCGTAGAGGAGTGTTCGAGGCCAATAATGGGGGGGACTTCTATGCAAGGGACATATCGGAAGCGTTAAAGAAAGAGGGATATAAGTGTAATATCACTACTGAGAGGGCTACTTCTAAGAACAGTAAACTTTCTCGAATCATACAACACGCTCCGACAATTAAAGAATTTTATTACAGAGATAAATCTCTCTATCGAAACGACGAGATGTACGGAGTCATGATGAATCAACTCACTTCCTTTGTACAAAGTGGGCAAAATAGACACGACGATGCCCCCGACTCGTTGGCAGGGTTGTCCACAATGTTGAGGCACCTAAAACTTAGACCCCCCATCTTTATGGATAGGAGAGATATAGGGTTATAGGAGAAATAAATGGATACGTCGATTATTACAGCGGTTATTGTGGGTGTGTTAGCTTTGATTAGTAATGTTATTACCTCGAAATTTGTAAGTAACGTTAGAGTTGTGAAATTAGAAATGAAAGTTGACACTTTGGAAGGAACTGTCCATAAACACAATCAATTAGTCGAACGAATGTATAGAGTTGAGAATAAAGTTCGAATAATTGAACATGACCTACATGAGAAAAAAGTGTCCGGGAGGAATTAAATGAGTATAAAGAAAGCTACATTGAAGGGTAGGAAGCAGTTATTTACAGAATACCTACCTAATCATATGCGTCCTAAATCATCCACAGCTCCACTGTTAGATGAGACGACTATCCCAAAGATATTAGAGGAAGCGTGGAACGATATTTCAATTACTCAAGGTGAGATACAGTATCTACTCGACTATTACCGTGGAGACCAAGATATCCTCGAGAGAGATAAAAAGGTGCGACCCGATGTGGACAATAGAGTAGTCTTTAATCACGCTTTGGCAATTACCCGTGATATAGTGGGGTATACTTTCGGTAAACCTATCCGTTACGTACATCGAAGTAATAAAGCTCGAAGTGCGGTAGCTGAGTTGAATAAAATGGTAGAAGCTGAGGATAAATATAGTAGTGACCAAGAGTTAGCTACTTATGCTTCTATTTGTGGCACCTCTTATCGAGGAGTGTTTCCTGATGCCTATGGATTAGAGGATGAGGTTCCTTTCACCCTAACTACTCTCGACCCCCGAAATACCTTTGTGATTTATTCGAGTGAAATAGGTCACCCACCGGTAATGGCGGGAGTATTTTACAGTATCCCCTCCCGTGAATTATCGGGGGAGAGATTTGTATATCTTATTTACACACACGACTATATCTATAGGTATGAAAATGACGGGGCACTGGTAGGAGTAATTGAACCTTCGGACTTAGTAGATTCGCAAATTAACATATTAGGTGAAATCCCCATTGTAGAATATCCTAACAATGTGTTTAGATTAGGAGATTGGGAGATTGCTAAGGAGCTGTTAGATGCGATTAACGTGGTGGGCTCCGATAGTGTGAATGATTTACAACAATTTGTAAATTCACTTCTTGTCGCAGTCAACGTTGAGTTGGACGATACTCACAAGAAAGATATACAGGAAAACAAAATTGTATCCATCGTTAGTAGCAAAGAATTACCCGCTGAGTTAAAATACATCTCCGAACAATTGGATGCGGGTAGTGCTCAGGAACTTAGAGATTGGCTCTTAGAGCAAATGCGACTCATTGTGGGAATCCCATCTAGGGACGCTCGTGGTGGTGGAGGAGGGGATACCGGTGATGCTGTATATCTTAGAGACGGTTTCCAACAGTTAGAAATAGTAGCTCGTACTAAAGAGACATTTTTTAAACGTGCTGAAAGAGCTACCTTACGCTTATTGGTTAGTTTAGCTCAAAAAGAGGGTGAACTGAAGAAATTAGCAGTTAAAGATATTGATATTCGTTTTAGTAGAAATATGACCGATGGAATCCTCTCTAAAGCTAATGCGATTTCCATTCTCCACGGTACTAACGTACTTGACCCAACTGATGTATTGTCCTTAGTGGGAGTCACTACTGAACCCGATGAGTTGGTGAAGAGGGGAGAATCGTATTGGAAAGATAAACCTAAGAAAGATGATGTGAAAGTAAAGGAAATTACCCCTAACGACCCTCAACTTTTGAGGAAAACTGACAGAGAATAATTATGGTTGACAGATTATGTAAATTTGTCTATAATAACATATTAGGGTGATAAGCGAACCTTCGGGGGCGTGAGGCACACTAGGAGGAAAATATGACGAGTACAAGTGTGGATGTTGATAGTACGAAAACTATCACCACTGCGGGAGACATTTCTGTTGACCAAGCAGTGTTAAAATTAGCGAAAGCTAAGGCTCAGTCAGTCGTGACTGAAGGGGACAAGGGGCAAGATGTTCAACCTAAGAAGGGGGGGCAGAATGAACCTGCTAAGGAAATCAAGTTTGATGATTTAGACCCTGAAATACAGCGGTTCATTGACCAAGAAAGAACTAGTGCTTCTCGTACAGCGAGAGACCGAGCATTACGAGATGCGGTTAATGACCCTGAAATTGAGAAAGCTATTCGTGAGCGTATCATTCGAGAGGATTCAATGACTCTTGATGAGAAACTCGTGGCACGAGAGAAAGCTATAGCTCTCCGAGAGAATCGTCTCGAGGCTAGGGAAAAACTCGTGGAAGCTGGATTAGTTGGAGACGAATTAACGGATGTATTAGAATTATTAGTTACTGACGATTTGAATGACACGATGAGTCGAGCCGAAACATTTGTGACTACTTTTAATGAGGCTGTGGCGAAAGCTACAGAAGCGAAAACTAGGGAACTCGTTAAGGGTATCCCTAAACCGAAAGTTTCTCAAACTTCTGCTAAACCTTTTAAAGATTTATCTTTTAAAGAACGAGCGGAGTTGAAGGAACGTGACCCATCGAGGTATAACGCTGAGATGGAGAAATTAAGTAAGAAAATTTAAGGAGAATTTTATATGCCTAGAAATGGAACATTTGGTGGGTTTTATTTTGACCCCGATGTATTTGCCGGATATATTTCCGAGCGTGACCCGATTAACCCTCAACTCATTAAGAGTGGGGTAATCACTCCTGCACCTGCTGATGTAGCTGGTGCTATTGCTGGTAAGAACAACGTTGTGACCATTCCGTTCTATGTGCCGTTTGATGGTGATGCACTTAACTACGACGGTATCTTAGATAACGTTCCTGTCACCCTCAGCGGGAAGAAAATGACTGGAATGGCGTATCGTAGGATGAAGGCTTGGAAAGAGCAAGATTTCACCCACGAGCTGACTGGTGCTAATGACTTAGCTAATATGGCTAGGAAAATTGGTGACTATCAGGCTAAAGAAAACCAAAAAACTCTCCTCAGTATCTTTAAAGGTCTCGAGGGTGTTGCTGAGTTTTCTGACCACGTTGTAGACAAGTCTATCCAGAGTGCTGGTGATGTTGAGGACACTAACCGTCTTACCCCCGATGTAGCTATTCAAGCTATGCAAGAGGCTCTTGGTGACCACTTAGGTGAGTTCCAACTTTGGTTTATGCACAGTGCTGTTTATACCGACTTGGTACGTCAAGGTTTTGCTCAAGATGTTATCATCAAAGAAGGTACTCAAGAGCAGAGTCCTTTTGCTAGGTACTTCCTCGGAAAACCCGTCATTGTTGATGACACCATGACTAGCTCCGTTGCTAACGGTAAGGTCAAGTATCACACCTATCTTTGTGGAACCGGACTTATCATGACTGCTCCTGCACGTATTGATACTCCCTACTACGTTGATTATGACCCTGAGACCACTGGTGGAGTTCAAAAGCTCTATGCCAAGTGGGGTCGCCTGTTGCACCCCTACGGGTTTAACTTGAAGGTTAACAATATTGTTGCCGAAAGTCCGACTAATGCTGAATTTGCTGAGTCCGCCAATTGGGAATTAGTATACGACGGTAAAAACGTTCCACTGATTGCTTTTATTACTAACGTAGCATCTTAATAGGAGGTGGAAAGTGAGAGTCGGAGATTATGTAAATTACGATGGGAACACCTATGTTGTTTCCGATGTAACTTCTGAGGGAGCTGAGGTAACACTCACTCCCATCAGAGTGCAAGCAGGTAAACCCGCTCGTACAATAGTTACCCCTGTAGAGTATGAGAAAATCGTACTTCTCGAGGGTGGTACCCCACTCACTAGTATCGACATCGAAGATGTTGATAAAGTGAGTATTGGGACTGCCAAAGCTCAAGGAGTAGCAAAAGGCTCCGTGCGTGTATTTTTTAGAAAAGCCGATGGGACAGATATCGAGCCCTATCAAGACGTTGAATCTGGAAAGAAAGTCGTGAAGCCCGCTGACCCCATATTACCTCACCACACTTTTGGAGGGTGGTTTTTAGATGACGCTTTTGGGGAAAGTGTAAACTTAGGAACTAAAAAGTTCAACGCTGACACCGTGGTGTATGCTAAATTTGTCGTTGACACTTTTGATTTAACATTTGATACTAAAGGTGGCTCTCCTATCTCTCCTCAAACAAAACCTTATGGGGCCACGTTTGATGTGCCTACTGCTCCAACTAAAGCTAATAACGTTTTAGTGGGGTGGTTCTTAGACGATGGTACTTTTGAAGAAGAATACGACTTCGATACTTTAGTAACTGGTAACTTAACTGTTTATGCTAAGTGGGCTGAGGCTTGGACAGTGACTTTTGATGTGGATGGTGGTTCTGATATAGAGCCTATTCTAGTAATCAAGGGTGAGATTTGTCCTAAACCTGACGACCCCATTAAAGAGGGATTCGACTTTGAGGGGTGGTTCGAAGAGAATACCTTTGACACCGAGTATTTGTTCGACGCTCCGGTTACCGCAAGTATAACTTTATATGCTAAGTGGGAAGCTGAGGTTGGAGGAGGTGAGGAATAATGGCACAAATTTCAAAGGGGATTAGAGTAGGATACGCCAAGTTGGGTGCCGGTGGTGCCCGACCTAGTTCCTATGAGTTTATTCCCCAATTAACTGGAATACCCGCATTAGGTGGTGCCCCTTCTACTCATCAAGTGACCACTCTTGACGATGAGGCTCATGTTTACACCAAAGGTTTAACAGATGTTGGGGGGAACTTAGATTTCCCCTGCATCTTCACTAAAGATATCATTGACAAGGTAGAGTCTGCCATATCACTACAAGAAGGCAACGTTGTTGAGTGGGCTATAGAGTTCCCCTCCCCTTTAGGGCGAAGGGCTTATTTTAACGGGGAAGCTGTCCCTGTATACAATGAGTCTACAGACGTTGACGCTCCCGTTTTGGGTTCGTTGAGTCTTGTCCCGAATGGGGTTGTAAAATGGGAGCAAGCTCTCTATACTGTAACCTTCGATGAGAACGGTGGTAGTGTTGTTGGCCCTCAAGATGTGTTGTATGGAGCTTCGCCTGAGGAACCTACCCCTCCCACTAGAAACAATTACGTGTTTATTGGTTGGTTTACTGATGATGGTACATTTGAAAATAAAGTAGAATTCGGTAGATTCCAAATTAAGGGAGACATTACTTTATACGCTAAGTGGGAGAATGAGTAACTTATGCACACTTTGTTAGAGAGATTACAGATACGGTTAAGGTTTGATGGTAGCACTGACGAGGCTATGCTTAGGGCCCATCTGCAAATGGCACTTGACGTTATCAATGATAAACGTCAGTTCACCCCTACCGAGACCCAATTAGTAGAACCTCAATATGAGAATATTGCTGTTGAGATGGCTGTAGCTTCGTATAACAAAATTGGTGCTGAAGGGCAAGTAATGCACGGTGAAAATGGGATTAACAGACACTACGAAGGGGGGATGTATCCCTCTTCACTGTTAGGATTGATTGTGCCTAGACCTAGAGGGTTCAAATGAGAATGTTAGAGAAGAATTGGGTTAGAATATACCACTCACAACGAATGGTATCATCGAGTGGGGTAGAAGGGTTTTCTACACCTACCCCTATTGACTGTAATCTAATTCCTCTAACAACTGATTGGACTTTAGCTGAGAAGGGAGCCGTTGAGAAGGGGATGATGAAGTTCACCCTCCCTCGAGACAGTAACCTAATTACCTTTGGGGACAGGTTTTATGTGGATACGGTTCCTCCTGTAGATTATCAAGATGTTGTGACTGCTGAGGGAGCAACTCATATGGTATCGGGCGTGGAGCCTACATTGAATTATGTTACGATAATTCTCAAACGGATAAGTGGATAATGGAAGTTGTATTAGGCGTAAATGGTATAGAAGCCCTCAGACGTGAGATAAAGAAGTATGAGGCATTTATGGCCACAGGAGTTAATAAAATTGCTGAGAGGCTCGCCATTATAGCTGAAGAAGTGATGTTATCCCTAATCCCACAAGGAGAAATTGACGGAAACATAAGTGGAATTGTAACTAGAGAACCTATAGTAGATGGTCAACGAATTTCCTATGAAGGAGAGGACGTAGCTTACATCGAGTTTGGTACTGGGATTGTGGGAGCGGAAAGCCCCCACCCTAAGTCTCCCGAATTCGAATGGCACTACGACATCAATCAACATGGGTGGAAGGGTTGGTATTATACCCATAAATTGACAGGAGAAATTGCTTTCTCTGTGGGTATACCCCCAATAAGTCCTGTATACGATACTGCTAGAGAAATTCAGAAACGAGCAGTTGAAATTATTAGCGAGGTAATTGATGAAGAGTTTAGTTGATGAAATCGTTACAGGCTTGCAAAGGGAGACGTTTTCAGTTACAATAAAAAGTATAAGAAGTGCTTACAGTAAGTTAGCACCTGAGTATCCAATGATTGCTGTGAGTGAAATTGAGAACTCAAATCGAACATCAATTTTAGGTAAAGAAAGATTTAGTGATTTAGGATACCAAATCGATATTTTTAGCAAAGATATCTACCCCACTGCGGGAGCGGATATTTGTTCGGATATTGGTAGTGTAGTAGACAACTATCTACAGTCTACATACGGGTTCACTCGAGTGACAACCATTCGGCTACCCGATATTTCTGATAGTACAGTGTCTCGGTTAAGTCTCCGATACACTGGAATATTAGATGTAGTAAATGACATAACATATCGTTAAGGAGAATGAATATGGCACAAATTTCAAAAGGAATTAAGTTAGGATATGCGGTAGCTACTAGTCCTAGAACTCAGGCACCCAGTTACACCTATATCCCCGACCTCACAGGAATTCCCGCTTTGGGTGGGGCCCCTGCGACGCACCAAACCACAACTTTAGAGAATACTTCTCACACCTACATCAAGGGGTTACCCGATAGTGGTGGGAACTTGGACTTCCCCTGTATCTTCACTCCTGCAGTGATTGACGCTGTTGATACTGCTTTGCAAGCGGAAGATGGTGGAACTATTCACGAGTGGGCAGTAGAGTTCCCTGCTCCCTTAAAGAAACGAGCTTATTTCAATGGTGAGGTAGCTATTGTGTATAATGAAAGTACGGATGTTGATGCACCCGTAACTGGTACAGTGAGTTTGATACCTAACAGTGAGATTTTGTGGGAAGATATCACCACATAAATAAGGATGACCGAGCTCCGGTGTCCCACGGGCCCGGGGCCACTTATTATATAACTACAGGAGGGAAATGTGAAACAAGTAGTTAA